CTTCAGTGCTGTACGGCGTTTCTCCGTTCTCAAACTGGATCGAGCTGCAACCTGGTGAGAACGAATACCGGGTGTACGCAACTGGTGATGAGATTCCATTCACAATCGAGTACGTCAATAGGTATGGAGGACTGTAATGGAGGTGTATATTCTCGACAGTCTTCTCCGTCGTAGTGCGTTGGTCGATCGTTACCAGTCCTTGATCTGGACTGAAAGATTCTCTGCTTATGGCGACTTCGAGCTGGTTCTCCAGTCGACCAAGCAGAATCGAGGCCTGTTCAAGACGGGCACAAGAATCGCTACTAACAATTCGCATCGTGTCATGACGGTAGAAACCGTCGAGGATGGCACCGATTCCGAAGGACGAGACCTGCTCATCGTCAAAGGCCGTTCGCTCGAGCAGATTCTTGAGGACAGAGTCGCCAAGGACACAATGGCCGATCTAACTGAGGATCCAAGATGGGTGATCACGGATCCACCGGCCGACGTCGCAAGGAAGATCTTCCACGATATTTGTGTCCTTGGCACTCTGGACCTAGATGACATCATTCCGTTCGTGATCGAAGGATCTCTGCTCCCGGAAAGCACGATAGCAGAGCCGCTCGATCCGATTACGGTGGAGCTGGATCCGAAGTCTGTATACGACGCAATAAAGGATATTTGCGACGTATGGGGTCTAGGGTTCCGAATGCTACGAAACTATGACACTTCGGAACTATATTTCGATGTCTATTCAGGAAGTGATCGCACAACTGGGCAGACAGAATTAGATCCTGTTGTGTTCGCTCCAGGCTTGGACAACCTGCAGAACACGAAAAGTCTCACGTCCATTGCGGACTACAAGAACGTTGCATACGTATTTTCTCCTGCTGGCTCGGCTATCGTATTTCCTCTAGATGTTGACCCTGAGGTGGAGGGGTTCGAACGTCGGGTGCTTGTTGTAAATGCGTCAGACATTACGGCCGAAAACCCGGATGTCGAGGCGGCTCTACAACAGCGAGGTCTAGAAGAGCTTTCGAAACACAGAACCTTCCAGGCGTTCGACGGCGAGATCCAGCAGTCGAGTCAGTACAAATACGGAACGCACTATCAACTGGGCGACCTTGTCGAGATGCGTAATTCTGATGGTGCGACAAATCAGATGCGTGTCACAGAACAGATCTTCGTGTCGGACGCTGAAGGTGAGCGGTCATACCCTACGTTGACCATCGCGCTCTTCATCAACGCTGGCTCGTGGTTGTCCTGGCCGTACAACCAGGTTTGGGAAGACCTTGGCGAGACCGAATACTGGGCGGACCAGCCGTAAGGAGGGATTGGCATGGCTGTAGGCGACGCAGCATCTGCTGCTGGTTATCCGCTTGTTCCCGACACTGGCGAAGAAGGCCGGGTTCGTTGGGGTGGGCGAGAGATCAACCGTACGAGAGACTTCATCGCAGCGGTCAAAGCATTGATCCCCGTCGGGAAATCAGGCTACCGCACAGCGAGTGGGATCTCGTCTGGTTCTGCTGACCCAACCGGTGGCAACGATGGAGACATCTACTTCAAAGTCATCGGTTAGGAGGTGTCGTGACCGACTACACCAAGTCGACAGGCTCCTCCGGAACAATGCTGATTCGGGACACCGGGACCAAGATCCAATTCTGGTTGAAAGCCGGATCACAGACGTACAACCATCAGCTCCCTTGGGGCTGGACAGTCAATGGCGTCACCGACAATACGAATTTGTTCGATTTCCAAGCCGGTGGAGACTGGCAGAAGCTTCGTGAGTGGACTGTCAGCACGTCTCAGACGGTGACGTTCCGGTTATTTGACACAGGCACTGCCGGTCTTGGTGGACCGACAACTTTCAGCAAGGCTATATCTAGGGCGACGGTTCCTCCGGCTCCGACCACTCCAGTTCTATCTCAAATCACAGGATCGTCCATATTCGCAAACAGTGATAGTAATGGTAATGGTGGGTCATCCCTAACTAGAGTTCAGTTTGGATACGGTACTAGTACTGCTGGTCCGTCACTTTACAAGGATGGAAACCTAAGCAACGGTACTGTGACCTTGACTGGTCTTGCGCAAGGGACGACTTACTATGTTTGGTGTAGGGTTCAGAATGCACTCGGTTGGTCTGCTTGGTCAGGACGTGCGTCGGCTAAGACGCTGTCTACCCCAGCTGCGCCAGGAGCTGTCTCGTTGAGTAGTGCTACGCAGACATCTGTAGTTGCCACATTCTCGGACAACCAAACTGGAGGTGCGCCGATCACTGCAAGACAGATCGGATACGGCACCTCGTCGAGTGCACCAACAGACACGGCTACCTATAGTGGTCCAACTACCATTACGGGTCTTCAGCCGGCAACAACGTACTATTTCTGGGCACGATGCCAGAACTCTGTCGGATGGGGTCCTTGGACAGCAACGCCTACGGCCGGGAAGACGATCGCCGGCGCAAGATACAAGGTAGGAGCTGTCTGGAAAGATGCGGTTCCGTACGTACGGGTCGCAGGAGTCTGGAAACTTGCTCGCCCATGGGCTAAAGTTTCTGGAGTCTGGAGGGAGTCGAGGTAGATGTTGGAAGGGATCCCAATCGCAGCCATCGGTGCCATATCTGCCCCGGGTCTCGTCGGTCTCGTGGTCGTCCTGCTACTGCTAGGAAGGATCGTGCCAAGAGCAGCGCTTCTGGACAAGATTGCGGAAGCCGAACGGTGGAGGTCCGCTTACGAGACTGAGCGAGCTGCTCGTAACACGGCAGATAGTCAAACAGAAGAACTGCTCCAGCTCGCAAAGCTGTCACACAGCTTGATCGTTGCCATCCATCGCATGAGAGGGGCGCCGGATGTGGTTTCGCAAAGAACGCCAACTCGGGGCGGAGGAATCACAGAAGGCTCTGGATGATTCCAGAAAGGCGTTGGAGAAGATCCGAGCTCGAGGGCCACAAGTCTCGGAAGTGGCCGAGAAGATCACGTACAAGGAAGCAAATCTCGCTCGTCATCTGCACTTGATATTGGATCCAGGAGGTCACTGATGTCGGACAAGGTCTACAACTCTGTGAGAGCTCTCGTCGAGCTCGGTCTCCCTGCGACGGCAACGCTGTACTTCACACTGGCGCAGATCTGGGGTCTCCCGAACGCCGAGCAGGTTGTCGGGACCATCACTGCGATCGTCGTATTTCTCGGCGTGCTCTTGCGAGTCGCTCGTAACTCGTACAACACCGAGAAGTATCAGGGTCGCATCAACGTCGTCGAGACCGACGAGAAGCTGACGTATTCCTTGGAGCTCGACACGGATCCGAACGAACTCCAGAACAAGGGCGAGGTCACGTTCAAGGTCGTCCGTCCTTGATGGTCTGAGGGGTCGCATATTCTACACGCTGTATAGTGAGACCCCACTGAAAGGACCATCATGTTCGCCAAGTCAGAGACACCGCTAGACCAGGAAATCGCCCGCCTGCTCGAAATGTTGTCCAGCGAAGACGTTGGCAGCGACAGGTACGCTCAGATCGCCGATCAACTCGTCAAGCTGTACAAGCTGCAGGAGGTGCACAACACCAAGCAGGTCAGCGCCGACACGATCGCAACGATCATCGCGAACCTCGCTGGCATCATCGTAATCGTTGGGCACGAACGAGCACACGTCGTGACCTCGAAAGCTGTGAGCTTCCTGACCAAGCTCAGGTGACCTCAGAAGTCTGCGACATAGGAGCCGTGTAAGGACGCAACATATTCTTACACGGCTCCTATGTTTCGCAGCGATCACAGGGGCTTTATATTTTTCGATCTCCAAAAATTCCCGGGGGTGGATTTTCCACAGACCTCGCAACTTTTACAAGGGGTATAATGAGACCCCACTCATCCTGCGAAAGGACCATCATGAACAAGCTCAACGCCATCAAGAACTACGTTGTCGAGAACGAGCGCCTCATCGCCGCCCTCGTCGTGACCAGCACCGTCTGCGTCGCGTACGCGAGCCGCAAGGGCATCGCTCAGCACGTCGAGTTCCTGAAGGAGCACGGCCTGTACGAGGAGTTCCTGAACATCCACGAGTGACCATCAGAGCTTAAGACCACATTCTACACGTGGTCTTAGCTTTGCCATATTCCAAGGAGCTGAGATGTACCGTCACCAGAAGCGTACGCCCAGGAAGTCCATCGTCATCGCCGCAGCCGTCCTGTTCGTCATGACCATCGTCGGCGTCTCGAACTTCGTCTTCAACCTCCCCGAGCCAACCGAGCCAACCGAGCCGGT